GGTATTGTATTCGTATCCTCTTTTCTATTTGATACATCCTTGTATATGCCAGTTTTTGAATGAGGGAACCATATGTAGAGAGAAAATGGAGGAATTGAAAAAGGTAATATAGACTCTTTCTCTTTTGCCACAAAACCCCTCGAAAAAATTTCTTGTGCTATTATAAATGGCTAGCACAAGAAACATCAACACACAAATCAATTATAATTTAGAACAAAGACAATATAAAGAAAATGAAACGTATACCTTGTATCCCTATTCGCAATATGGTGTGAATCCGCATACAAAATTTGCAGGAAATGGACTGAATCCAGGTCAGATTAGTTGGATGGAATTATCGAATAACGCACCTGAAATTGAATCCTTCTTATTCGGCATCAACTCGACCAATCTGGTGAAAGCACAACCACCTCTTGTTCCTGAAATTAAATGCTTGCAATCTGCAAATGTGTTCGAAAAAGCTCCTACATTGATTCCCGAACCATTGGTCATCGAAAAAAACCAACGACCTTTTCCCGTGCCAAATTAGAGTAAATAAACAATTATATCCCATTAAATCTTTTCCAAGAAAACACGATACCCAATATTCAATATTTTCATTTCAAATTTATATTTTTTCATGAAATGATTCACAGCTTCAAAGGGGCTTTCCAACATATTTTCTTTCAAATAAGGATAATCATCGATGACCAAAATACCTCCTTTGTTCAATATTTTCCAAGCCAACATGATATCTGCATAACAATCCAAACACATGCGACTACCATCCACGTAAATAAAATCAAAGAAATCACCGGATACCAACATAGAAGACAATACATCAAAAGAATCTCCCTTTTTCGCAACGATTCTTTCTTGCATACCAGCAGATACCACGTTTTTATGAAATGTTTCTTCTATACCAGTTAAATCAATGATATACGTTTTCCATTGATCTACAGATATTGCAACAGAATGAGGAATACGATGAACAATATTGATCAAAGAGGTTCCTGCAAAAACACCTACTTCCAAAATACGTGGTTTCGCAATATTTTTCTTATTAAAATAAGTAATCATGTCTTCAAAAATTTGTTTGGATCCAGTTGGAAGATCATTTGTCCAGTTAAACATATTATTGTAATCCAATCCTTTCACATTCTTTTCAAGATCTACCTTATGATGTTCCTTGGCCAAAAGAGTGTGCTTTTCTTTTACAGGCACATTGTTCTCTTTTATTTCCATTTTTCTCTCAACAAAGGAGGAATCAACAAAAGAACCGACATGTTTATTGGGTATAAGAGACATGAATAGATTGGCTTGATTTTCCCATGTAAGTCGTTTTGCCCAATCATAATTGGATGAAACATAATGATTTATTTTTTCTTTGTTATCCATAATGTCAAATAATTGAATCAGTGCATCATTTTTCCATTCCCATGTTTCTGGATTTCCAGGAATCAATATTCCTCGATTTCCTACATTGTTTTTCAAAGCAGCCAAATCACTTGTAATGACCATTGTTTTGGAAATAGCTGCTTCCAATGCAGTAAGACAAAAGGTTTCCATAAAAGTGCAAGGATACAGCCAAAAATCAGAAGTCTTCCATGCTTTTGCCAAAACATCTTTACTCACCCATCCGTGATAGGTAATATTCAATCCACCTTTTTCCTTATATTTGGACAACAGATCTTTTATTTTTTGCATGGTTTCAGGAGCCACTTGATTGACCCATTCTCCATCCACATCCGAAAAAATATGCAAACTTGCAACAGGTTGTTTATGAAGAATAGAAGGCCACATTTCTAACAATGGCAATAATCCGCGATTGGGAAAAGAAGAATAGATAAATTGATATTGATTTTTTTGAATAGTATAATCCTTTTGTATATCAAAATTATTCATATCACATCCGTAAGACAAAGCCATTGTTAAATGTTTCAATGCAGGAAATCTCTCGGTAAAATAACCTACATGCCATTCACTCAAACAAAAGACTTTTTTCAATTTTTTATGAATAGGAATCACTACACCCGTAGGACCCAAATCATGTAATATTAAATAGACATTTTCGGCGGTGCTTTCAAATGTTGCAGGTAAATATTCAGAGTATCTACTCACAATACACGTATGAATGTCATACTCTACACAAAAAGACAAATAGTTACGCAAGTGTAAATATTCTACTTCTTCAAACGTTTCTTCTTTTGAACAATTGCAAAATACATACACTTGGAAATGTCCGCTTTTTTGAATATATCTTGCCATTTCAATGACCCATGTTTCGGAACCACCTATACCTTTGGTCAAAATATCTCTCCCTGTCCAAGGATGAAAACCTCCATCTGCAACAAAACACAATATTGGTTTGGAAGTGGACATGACTCTGGATTTGGACGCAGGTTTCATAGCAACCAACAATTGGAATATTTTATGCCAGGAAAGTATGACTTCAAACATATCATCCCTTTGTATATTTTTGTTTGCTAAATACATTTTAGATGCTTGAAATCCTAGTTGATATTCCCGCTGTTGATAGCACATTAATGACAAAAATTTGGGAATAAAAAGAAAACTAATCACTGGTTTTACGTTGAATTGATAATCTGCTGGATAACCGATTTCAAATGCCTTTTTCAAATAAGCAAAGGCAATATCCGTCTTGTTTTCCAAGAAATAATGGATACCTATAAAATACAATGCTTCTGGTTTTTTGGGCTCCAAATCAAAGGCTTTCAAATAAAGTTTTTCACATTCATCCCAAGGTTTATTCAGTTTGAAATTAGCAGTTCTAGCTGCTTCAAATGTGCAATCAATCAATTCCAATGTAAATCCCTTTTTTGTGTGATTGATTCGTTTCAAATAAAATTCATATGCTTTTTCATGGTTTTCCATATTGTTGTATGTTTTGGCCAAATAGTAATAAGTTCTTGTATTGTCTGGATCTTCTTCCAATTCTTGATATAATATTTTCAAATCACTTTCGTTTCTGCTATTGGTCCTTTTTTCCATGTAATCACATCGATAATCAAAAATAAAAGAATCATTTTTGGGAACTATGACAACATGATTGTCCTCTTCTTGAACTACTTCGTGAATTTTGTATAAATATTTCAGGTTTCGATAAGATTTCAAAAGGCGATTAGAGACATATTCAATATCATCACTTTGAATAAAAAGAGAAAAAGAATCACTAATTTGATCTCCTCGCACCTGAGTGAGAAATCTTCGCAAATCGCCTTTGATACTATAAGTATCGTCCAACATCAAATTGAATTTGCAATCTGTTCCAGCCAATTCTAAGAGACGATTTCTAGAATCACGAAAATTGAGAAAGGGTTCTTGATACAAGTTGCCTTTTTTCTTCCCACCTAGAACTTTCTTGACAATATTCATTGTATTGTCTGTGCTACCCGTATCCAAAATAGTCCATTTATCAATTATGGGCAAATTATTGGTCAACATTTCTTCAAATTGAGGTCCAGCATTTTTGACCATGATGCATAAATGGATTAAATTGTCATAATCCAGTTTAGATGGATTTTTTTCATTCAAATAATAATGAAATGCATCATAAAATTGGGAATAAGATTGGTCGGGAATATAAACATACAATGTTTCAGAAAATTGTAAAATATGCTTGTACCAATTTTTATTGACAATAGAGGAATGATACTGAGTTACCAAAAAAGGTTTATATTTTTCGACAAAGGAAAGATCAATGTTTTCATAATAATCTGAATATAAAACCATATTTTTATCTGTGTGGTCAATAATATCAAACAAAATATGTTCGACTTTATGCTCTTTTATGTTGTATAAAACATTTTCTTTATGAACGGGAGAAATATCAAATAAGGTAATATGTTTATAGAATTTGCTACATTGAATAGGAAGAAATCCTCCATGAGTGGGTTCTACAACCACCAACTGATCTATATCAAGCGATTTTTGTAATTCTGTTAGAAATCCAATCGTTCTCTCTATTTCTCCTAATGATTCTTTGATTTGTAAATGATTGTATATTTCATGTGGAACAATATTGAATTCATCTATATTTACTTGGTAAGGTTTACGATCAATGACAACTTGCATTTTTGAAATAATATAAAAAATAGTGTTTAACTTTGTTTTTTATATTATTTATTACATAGAGTAAAAGTAAAGGGATAAATCTTGATGGGATAAATCTTGATGGGATAAATCTTGATGGGATAAATCTTGATGGGATAAATCTTGATGGAATAAATCTTGATGGAATAAATCTTGAAGAATTTAATATTCTGGGGTATGTTTTTTAAAGATGCATCCGTGAGAAGTCAATCCTTTTACATCATTTGTTACGATAGACGGATTTTGATGGGAACAATTGGACATCCAAATTTTGATAATACAAAAATTTTTTTTGGGAGAAATAGTTATTCCAGTAACATTGGTAACAAATGATGTTTCATTGCTTATGGATTCACCCATGACTACATAACTTAGTTGTTTCCAAACATTGTATACAGATTTATTTGTTATTTTGTAGGAAAAACATCCTCCAGCTCTATTTTTTGGATCTTCCCAAATAGGTTTCACTCCATCTCTCATTAAAAACAACATGCAATTGTTTACCATAATTTCTGGTAAGGTTTCAGTGATGGCAATGGCTTCTTCAACAGATGAAATAGTATAAATTTTTTTGTAACTATGGATACTCCAGTCTGTATCGTGTGGTAAATGAACCCACATAATCCATTTGTCATTTAATTTATGATACTCTTCTACTGCTACTAGTTCTGTCGATGAATTTGTTTCCATTATCATAGTAGTTTGCAGAGTTGTCATATATATAATATATAATCAATTTTTTTATATTGTTTTTATTATCACAAATATGTAAATAAAGAATAAATTAATATATATATATAAATTAATATGAGTTTTAGAAATTGTTCATCTTGTTCTTGTAATTACATAGGTAATAAATGCAATAAATGTTGTTACAATAAAGTAACAAATATTATTGGACAACGAGGGCCACCTGGACCTATTGGACCACCTGGACAGGGAGTTCCTCCTGCGTCTATTTATGCAACCACCATTCATTGGGATCCTAATAGTGGATCAGGAGGATCATGGACACTCACATCCAATCCATTAGCATTAGGGTACAATGCAGGACAAACAAACCAAGGAACAGGTACAATTGCATTAGGATTTCAAGCAGGACAAAATAATCAAGGATCGGGTGCAATTGCCATGGGTTATCTTTCAGGACAAATTAGTCAAGGAACCAATGCAGTAGCTATTGGACTTGCTGCTGGAAATAGTGGTCAAGGATACTATGCTGTAGCCATGGGTTATTATGCAGGATATTACAGCCAAGGAATCAATGCAGTAGCGATAGGTCAAAGTGCAGGACAACAATCACAAGGATACTATGCTGTAGCGATTGGCACTAATGCTGGACAACAATCACAAGGATCAAGTGCCATTGCAATCGGTCTTCAAGCAGGACAACAAAGTCAAGGATATTATTCTGTAGCCATAGGACAAAATGCTGGAAATCAAAGTCAAGGATATTATGCAGTAGCGATGGGTCTTGATG